CGCTTTGCTGATGTCTCCAGACGTTCAGCGGCTTTCTCTGCATCCACGAAATTCTTGTTAGCCATTGTCTTAGTCTCCATTGGTCTATCGGTGCACAGCGCACCCGATGCCCGCCACCCTTGCGGATGGCGGGACACGGCTAGGCTGGTTCGGCTTCGGCCTCTTCCTCCTGCACTTCGGCCTCATAGTTGAAAACCGAAGCGACAAAGGTGGCTTCAACATTCTCTATCCCTTCAACGTCCGCCAGGTGGCGCAGGTCGCAGGCGAGATCTTTAATCCAGGTGTCGGTATCGTTTGCGTTCGGGCTGTCGCCGGTGTGGCTGATGTATGTTGCCAGCGCAGCACGAGCCCGTTCCGCGCGATCCGCATTTGTCCAAGTGCCCATTTGTGTCTCCATTGATTGTGGTGGAAAAGCCCACCGGATGGCCCTGCTGCCAGTTCAGCAACAGGGCGCACCGCTAGGCTCCGGTGCCGACGACTTGCTCGAGTCGGTCAGCTACCGCGTCCAGGTCTCCCCGATACGTTGGGAAGGCAACAACCTGCGCACCGTCGGTGGCGTAATTGATCACCTCGATGTTCAGGTCGGTTGGGAGTGCAGGGGATTCGGTTGCCGGTTCTGGCACCTTGTCGCCTGTCATGTAGAGCCACTTGGCCGTGACCGTGGCGAACACAAAGCCCGCCGCCGCCGCGTATTGCATCACGAGCGGGGTATTGTCCCCGAACAGCCAGAGCGCGCCGTAATGGTGCACCCAGACCTCAACGCAAGCCAGGAAGAAGGCAAAGATGGCCGTGGCCGTTGCTTTCCACTTGGCAAATCCCGCGCGCATCATGACCAGTTCCAGCGACTCCGAAAGGAGCCATGTGAACGTGGCCAGGAAGCCGAGCAGGACCGCGACACGATCCCAGCCAAATCCCGCGTGACGTAGGCCGATGGCGGCAATCACGTTGGACATGAGGACGATGGCCACCGGCGCAAGCGTGGTGGCGTTCTGTCTTAGGTTCATGGTTGGTCTCCATTTTGTGGCCTGTCTCGTCAGCGGGAAAGCGGCCAGCCTTCCCCGGACCCGGCCCGGTATGGGCTGGGTTTCGACTAGGTGTCATCCTCCTGTGTTGCGATATTGATCAATTCACGCTGTGGGCTGAGTATTGCGCCCAGCAGCAGGAACGCGCCCAGCGTGGCGGCAATGAACACCGCCAGCCCTGCCAGCCCGTGAATCTCGAATGCAGCAGGCACCATAAGGCTGCAGCAAACAAGGATCACCAGGCCGGACAGAATGCCGGTCAGGCGCATGGGGTCGTTCATGCGGTATCCTCCATTGGTTTTAGGGTGTGGCCTGTCTCATCAGTGCAAGGCGGGTTAGGCCCTTGCAGACCCCGGCGCGCGGCCGGGGTTTCGACTATCCGCGCTTTCGGCGCATCAGGTCAGTGAGGGAAACGACTTGCGGCGTCCCCTCCGGTTCGTCAAAGCCCCAAGGGGCATCGTCGTAACCAGGAAGTTTCGAGATCATGGATTTTCGCAGTTGCTGCACCCATTTTGCGGCCCAGCGTTCGTGATAATCGTTCGTTTCACATGCCTGATAGTCGTAACAATCGCAGGCTTTCAGCACGATCACGGGAGTCACGAAGGTTGGGTGAATCCGTCGAAAGGTGTAGCGTTCGATTGCTTCCATCCCTTCCAGGTCGTCACCTTGATAGCGGAACAGCACCGAGCGCGTGTTTTCACGCAACAGGGCCTTTCCGAGAGCGTCCGCATCATCCGGGTCGTCACCTTTTGGCGCGCCGGGTAATGTGGAAAAATACGAGCTGGAAAAGTGGCGATCATCCATAGCTGCTGTTACCAGCAGGCTGATATGATCGTCGCTCACAACAAAAGCGGACATAGGTATCTCCATTGTTTAGCCTGTCTCATCAGACCGCAGGCGGCTAATCCTGCGATGACGCTCCGGTTAGGGAGCGTTTCGACTATTGGAAATCTTCGAGTCGGTGGCGTACCGGCCGCCCATTGATCATGGGAACACCCCAGACCGTGGCCACACCGGCCGCATTGACCAGCGGTAGGTAAATAGGCGCAATTTCCCATGCAGCGCGCTGCTCTGACACGGTTTCCCATGTCCACCCTTTCGGCAGGTCGTAGCCAATAGGTGCAGCAAGGCACTCGCGTTCCGAGTTCGTGAGTTGCATTTCAGTCTCCATTGTATGGGTTTCGCGTGTCTCATCAGTGCCAGGCCGCGAGCCCTGACAGACGCCCCGGAGGGCGTTTCGACTATTAGATCGGTTCAAATTCCGCGCACGGTAGGCGTTCAAAGCCTGAAGGCTTGTGCACCTTCACAAACCGCCATCCGAGGCACTTCAGCACCGCGCGCATTTCATCGCAGGCTTGGTTGTCTCCCTCGGCGAAGTAGGCGAAGACTCTGCGCGTGACGCCCTCGCCAATCGTCCGAACCCCTCGGCAGGCGATGTCTTGCGCCTTAAATTGCGCCAGCGCTTCGCCCGGTTTAATTGGGTACGTCATTAGTTCAATCTCCATTGTAGGTAATTGGCCTGTCTCATCAGTGCAGCTAGGCCAGATGCTGCAGACCGGGCTTTCGCCCGGTTTCGACTAATTGGCGTCTTTCCCGTCATGCCAGTGACCTTGAACCAGGTTCACGGAAGCGATGACGGCAACGGCAACAGCAAGTGCGAATAGAGTTGCGAAGGGCCACAGGGCTAGCAGTGTAGCCATGACCTTCACGCCCATCAGCGCGGCGAGTGCCATAAGTGCAAAACGCATAATTCAATCTCCATTGAGTGTGATCTGTCTCATCAGGCCCAGCGCGATCAATCACCAGGCGACACGGCACGCGCTTAGACATGGGCTGGAGAGGCCCGGCGCGCCGTGTTTCGACTTGTCCCTAACGATGTCAAACAGCATGAGCGGAGAAATGATCCCGTCCATGCATTCGATAATATCGAACATATCGAGCAATTGCAATCGAAAATATCGAACAAAACCCCCAAGCGATAGACAAAACGCCATAGATGCTAGAGACAATGCTAGAGACAACAGAGACACAGGCGCGCCAGCGCCGCGCAGCGGGATCATGACCAATGGCCGGTAAACCCCTACAACGTGAAGCCAATGCAGCATTGCAAGAACGTGTCGAACAACTCGAGAAGGAACTAAGCCAAGCCCTGCAACAGCTTGCCATTCACGCGCCCGATGTCGTGCTAAATGCCATTCCGCCCGAATTGACTGAGTATTCAGCCGACTTGCCCGATAAGGTCGTTGCGCTTGGATCGCTCGGCATGACACAAGCCATGATGATAGCGCGGTTGGGTATTTCACGGGATACGTGGGATGAGTGGAAGGATACCTTCCCTGCACTCAAAGCCGCCGCCACTCGCGCGCGCACGTTGGCACTGGCCAAGATGGATGAGTTACAGCAGCAGGCCGTGCATCGCAAAGACAACAAGTTCCCACACCAGGCCGCGAACGAATTCAGGAAAACCCTGCAGAATGAGGGGCTTAGTGAAGGTGGCGCTGGTGATGCGTCCAAGCTGGTGCGCGTTGTTAATGGTCTGACTGCTGATAAGGCATCAGGCTAACCGGTCATGCTCAAACTGTAGTATCTATTGGGGATTGCGCCGCGCGTTCTGACTGCTGGCATAGAGTCAGAATGCAAATCGAGGGGGTGGGGGGGTCTCTTCAAAAAGCCGGGGCGGGGGGCAAAATCGCGCCGCTCCCGTGTCCGATGGGTGTCCGTCCCCCAACTTTTGCTGACCCTCAAGACGTTTCAGTGCGTAGGCTCGGGGCGGTCGTTCCCTCATTCTCTTGTCCACACAACGAGGATCTGGGCTATGGACATTTCGCTTTCGGCAACGGGTAGCAGCGACTGGACGTCAGACGTGAAGAAGTCTCTGGTGCGGTTCTGGGGCACATGGGTTGGCACGGCGGCGATCGAGTGTCGTGAGGTTGGCGACACGACTGAGATCAGTCAGGTGGCGGAGATTGCGGACACGGATGCTTCGCACCTCTTCGAGTTGCCGCATGTGCCCGGGATTGATCTGGAATGGCGTGTGACCTTCACCAGGACGAGCGGTCAGCTTGAGGGCCGGATAGGCGGGTAGGGGGCTGTCCCGTGGCGTGTGCTGAATTGGGGCTACGCGACGGCATGGGTGACGTCTCAGATACCGCTGGTATGATTTTTCGATCCAAGGCTTGATACCGGGTAATATCGATGCTACCGATGGTTCATACCCGAGAGGCCAAATTGGCCGTGAAAAAGACCGCAAGGTCGGGGGAGGGAGTTTGGCATCGCGCATGAGCGTTGGAATTCCTTCCCTTTTTCGGGGTGGTGTGGGGTGGCGCAGAGGTAGCGCGTCGGTCTCATAATCCGAAGGTCGGAGGTTCGAATCCTCTCCCTGCACCCAATTTTCTTCTTGACGTATCGAAAATATCGGATCAATGTCGATATTGAGGTTGCGACCCCCCTCAGAAGCCTCAACACCCCCACTGTGACCCCGGACGTTTTCGCGTCTGGGGTTATTTTTTGGGTTGCGCTTCCTGCAAATATCGACATTATCGAAATCCGAAAGGGAGACACGATCATGGATGATGGAACATTGCCGGAGGATGCGTTCGTGGCAGGGACGGGGCCGGCGCGGCAAGCGGTCGAAACCCAAGCCACAGTCAACGAGGATACTGCGGCGCGGTTGGGCGAACAGTTCGATGAGGACTTCCCCGAAGTCGGCGAGGAAATGCCGGCTGACGGTCAGGATGAGATCTCTGTCCAGATCGAGGGGCGCCAAGCCTATGTGAACATTCGTCAGCCGGGCGAAGAGGCGGTGCAGGTCACGTTCTTCTGTGGACTGAACCCGATGCGATCGACGGCCTTTGCATACGCTTACGCGGCGATGTTGCGAAATCCGGACCTGTCGCGCGTGCTGGAGATGCTGGACGCGCATATGGAAGGCGTAATCCATCCGGGAATGATCCTCGGCTCGGAAGACGAAACCGCACTTCACCGCGTTCTGGGCGATCCGGAGCGCAATGAGGATCGTGTCTATTCGTCGTTCTTGGCCGGTGAGCCGAAGCCGTTCGGTGAAGATCCGATCGATAAGGTCCGGACCCAGGCGATGGCCGACGCAATGCTGTGGGCGCAATCGCAACAAAACGTAAAGCCCGAAGAGATCGTTGCAGCGGCCCGCGAGTTCACGGCCTTCTATCAGTACGGAGATCAGTGATGAAGAAGGTACTGATGCATGGAATGTCGCTAAGCGCACTGGTTGCGGGCCTCGCCGCGATGAAGCCGTCACCGGACCCGAAGCCAGCGCCAGCCAAAAAGCTGCCAGAGGGAACACGCTCCCATCGGGGTGATCCGTTTCTGATTGGGATAGAGCCGGACGAAAGCCATGCTGACAGGATGATCCGGAAGAAGAAGCAGCGCATCCTGCGCCGCCACATTCACCTGAACGGCAATGCCTGATCACGCCATGTCTTCGGCCTCACCCTGCGCGTACATCACCCTGCACGCGGCCCACCGTTTCAAGGAAGCCCGGTATGGCACCCCGCCTTGCGACAAACTCCCCCTGCACGAGGTGGACGAGCTTCAGGAAGAAATGATGTCTGAGGCGCTTCTGGCCAAGATCCGGGCCGGTGCGGCGCGCCACCGGGCCTTCGGGTGCATATTCGTCATCCAGAACGGCGTGGTCGTGACGGTGATAGGTGGAAAGCGCCGCCTCAACCCCAAGACCCGCCGGCCAGTTGACCGCCCCGGCAGGAGAAAACCTCGGAGAAATGGGTGACGTAATTTCCTTCGAGTATGCGCCGGTCCTGGACGCGGCTTCTCTCTCGAAGGCGTCATGCCGAATTGTCGAAGGCCCGGTCAATAGCGGAAAATCCGTCTGGTCCGCCTCCGAAGTTTACAAGAAAATGTGCACGATCCCGCGCGGCAAGGATGGCCTGCGGCACTCCAAGTTCATCGTCGTGCGCGACACCTATCCGAACCTGAAGGGCTCCACGATCAAGACCTGGGTGCAATGGTTCCCCGAAGAAGTCTACGGCAAGATGACCGGCAGCGAGCCGGTGATCCACACGATCGAGTTTCTGGACGTGCGCTGCATCGTGGAATTCCGCGCGTTCGACTTCAACAACCCGGAAAAGGCGATCAAGGATCTCAAGTCGACCGAGTGGACCGGCGCATGGGGCAACGAGATCCAGTTCATGCCGCTCTCGATCGCCAAGGAGCTCTACTCGCGTACCGGCCGCTATCCGGCCAAGAAGGATTGTCCGGCCTACAACCGAGAAAAGTGGATGGTGGGCGACATGAACGCGCCGGCCACCCATCAGTATTGGGGCTACTACATGCGGGGCAAGACCCCGATCCCGCTGGACTGGACCGACGAGCAGAAGTTCGAAATGCAATGCCCGGATGATTGGGAGTTCTTCGAACAGCCGGCTGCGGTGATCGAGATCCGCGACGATGCGAACCGCTTTGTCGAGTTCCAGGTCAATCCCGAAGCAGAGAACCTTCCACACATTGGCGAGAAAGGTGTCCGCCAGGAACTGTCCGGCCGGACCTATAACGATGTGCGGCGGGATCTGATGAACAAGGTCGTGCCGATGCGCAAAGGTTTCCCCCGATATACGCAATTCCTGCGCGGCGTTCATGTGGTGGACCGGATCGAGGCGTTCGACCACCTGCCGATGATCGCCGGCTATGACCCGGGCGTTCATGGCTGCATCCATCTGCTGCAGCAATGGGAAGACCGCTGGCAGGCCCTCTACACGATCCAGTCGAACGGGCTGGGGGTGTCCAACCTTGCTGACAAGGTGCTGGCCATCCTCAATTCCCGGTTCGCGTTCTGGAAGGAAACCGGATTTGTCGGCTGGGGCGATCCCTACGGCCAGACCCGATTCGGTGCCCAAGGTGGCGAAGGCATGGTACGCCAGGAAGATACCGCGTTCGACATCATGGGCGCGAAGGGGCTGAAATTCCGGACGCCCGGCGGCAAGGATGATCCATCCCTGCGCCGTGAGGCGACAATCAGCCTGCTGAAAGGCCGAACCGACACCGGCGCACCGCGGCTGATCGTGGACAAGCAGAATTGTGGACCGCTGATCATGGCGCTCGATGGCGGCTGCACCATGAAATCCCAGAAAACCCCGGACGGGATGCGCGTCGAAGAGGTCGTGGACAAGAAAAATTCGCTCGCCGACGTCATGGAAGCTGCCGAGTACGCCTTCCTGGGTGGCGGCGAGGGCGAGGGAATCGTCCGGCCGAAGAACCAGACCAAACCGAAACCGAAGTCCTACACAGGGAACAGCACTGTCTGGCGTTCCCGCAGCAAAAGGAGAGCGTAATGGCTCGCTATCGCAAGAAACCCGTTGTCATCGAGGCCGTCCCGGCCGCTGACGTCATCGCACAGTCCGGCAAGCGTCAGAAGGATCTGCCAAATTGGGCGGTCGAGGCCATCGAGGCAGAGAAGATATTCTCGATCACGCCTCATGGGCTGATGATCAGCACGCTCGAGGGCGACCATTTTGCCAACTCGGACGATATGATCCTGCAGGGCGTCAATGGGGAGATCTACCCCTGCAAGCCAGACATCTTCGAGAAGACATACGAGGCCGTCTGATGGATTATGCGACCGATAGCACTCCGTTCCGGCCGACCATCTGGTATGTGGCGTTTGTCGGTCGCAAGCGCCAGGCGTGGTTTGATGTCCTGTCTCCGAATTGGGCGCGTCACGTCATGGCGTTCGGCTACATTCAGGCCAGCGACCACTGGCTCATCGTCAACCCGGTCTTGCACCTGCATGAAATCAACGCGGTTCCGGACGAGTATATCCGTCCGATCCTCACAGAGCTCTACATGCATGACGTCAAAATCCTCAAAATCCGGCAGCAGCCGGGCTCGCCCTACTCGGCGCGACTTGGCAACTGGTGCACCCAGACCATCGCCCGGACGGTCGGCATCCGGACCCGTGCGTTCCGGCCGATAGGACTTTACCGCGATCTTGTACGCGCAGGAGCAGTCCCCGCGTTTGAGGAACAAGATGAGCGTCAAAGCCAAAGCCCAGCCTATCGAGGAAGATCCGGAGACGAAGAAACTTCGGGAGCAGGCTGAGGCCCGCGCTGAAGCGACTCGTTTCGAAGAAGCGCAGGAATACACCGACAACACGACCCGCAAGCTGATCCGCCGGTTTGGCGCGAAGCCGGCGACGCCTGGCGTCAGGGGCTTCAGCTTCGCGCCGGGCGCAACCGGCGGCGGGCTGTCCTCCTTCAACCCGGCCACCGGCCAGTATTCATCCGTGGCGCCGGCCATCGCACCGCGCACAGCGGCCGGGCTTCAGCAGTCCCTGGCGACGCAATTCAAAGACTCGCGGTTCTACGCATGATCGATCGTCAGTACCACGAGGCTCATACGCCCGAAGGCAAACTGGTCCAACGGATCAAGATGGCGCGGTCAGACCGCGATACCGTCGCATCAGCCCTCAACCGATTCTACGAATTGGCGCTGCCGTTCCGTGTTCCGATCAGCAGCACCGTCTCCCGCAATACCCAAACCCGCATGGAAGAGCAGGAAGACGTCTTCGATGACACGCTGCAGGCGTGCACCCTGGATTTCGGCGCTGAAATGATGGACCGGTTCACGCCGCACTATAAGCCGTGGGCCAATCTGAAGCCGACAACACAGCTCGGTGACGCTCTGGCCAAAAAGGCCGAGGGCATGATCAGAGACCGCGAGAGGCTGATCTACGAGGCGATCAAGAATTCAGACTTCTACGAGCAGTCCCAGCAGGCGTGGCTTGACCTGGCGGGCTCGAAGGGCGGGATTATTATTCCGTATTCGAAGAGCGGCAACATCAAGTGCACGCCGATCGTGATGTCGAACCTGCTGGACGACATCGGCCCACATGGGCAACTGGATCTCCGGGCGATGGAGTTCCTGACCAAGAAGAAACACCTCCAGCACCTGTTCCCCAAAATCAAGATGGAGCCCCACCTGCGCGACATGGGCATCGGGGAAAATCAGGATGTCGTCGTCGTGCAGGGCAATTACCGCCTGTATGATGGCCCGTTCGACTGGATGTTCTTCGTCAGCATTCAGGGCAAAGTCGTCCAGATGAAAAAGCAGAAGGGTATGGGCGCTTGCGCGGTCCATACGCTCCGCTGGTCGGATGCGCCTTTCTCATCGTGGGGGCCAGGGCCAGCCATGACGGCCATGCCTTCCGCGAACGTCCTGCAAGAACTCGGATACCTGTTCCTGAAGAATCTCGGCAAGCGCGTCGATCCTCCGTTCAGCTATTACGAGGATGGGCTGTTCAATCCCGAGGGGGGAATCGATGCCGGCATGGCGCTTCCGCGCGATCGCAACTCCGGTGAAGTGCAATGGCTGATCGCAGAGCAGGATCTTGATACAGCCCTGTTCGAGCGAGAGCAGTTCCGTCTCGCGGTGAAGCGTGCGCTCTTCCAGGACAAGCCGGATCAGACCGGGAAAACCCCGCCGACGGCAACGCAGTGGATCGATGAGCGCGCCATGACCGAGCGCCGCCTGCAGCTATCCCGCCTGCGCGTCTACAAGGAATGGGTGCTGCCGATCCTCGATCGCTTCAATCACATTCTGACCATTCGCGGGGATCTGCCGCCTCTCAGCATCGATGGCGAAATCATCGATGTCTCGTTCGAAAATCCGATCACGAAAACCTCCGATGCAGAAGAGGTCAGCGCCTCGATGCAGCTTGCGCAGGCTGCGGCCGGGATCTTCGGTGAAGCGTTCCTGGCGAACACCGACGCGGTGAAAACCCTCGAAAACTGGAAGCAGAAGTCCGGCGACAAACTGCTTGAGTTCAAACCATTCGATGAACAGCCAGAGGGCCTGCAGGGCCTGCTCAGCAACATGCGCAACCTCTCTAACAAGGCATAGGTCATGAAGGAATCCACCGCTCGAAAGTTCCGCGATTTGGCGACTGGGGCGAAGAAGGCGCCCGAACTGCACAAGGTTCATGCGGCCTTCCGTTCCATCGCAACATTGCCGGCCGGGCAGATTATCGAGAATTGGCTTCTCGACCAACTGGCAGCCATCGAAAAACCCGATTGTTCCGACGGTGCGTCCAAAGAGTTGAGGGCGCGCCGCATTATGGCTCGAGAAATTATCGCCATGATGAACAAGGACCCGACCAATGACGGATCAGACGAGCGAGCAGCAGCAGGACCAGCCGACGGCAAGCGCAGACGTCACCAGTCCAGCCCCGGCCTCCGAAGCCAGCCCGACCCAGGACGTCCAGACCTTTCCGACGACGACTGACAGCCCGTTTGGCGCATATGCTCAATCTCCGTACCCGACCGAGGCCGAGATCAAAGCGGCCGAAGCCGACGCCGAACCCGCGATTGTCGACCCCTTCTTCGGCGGATCGCCCAAAACCCTCCACAACTCCGACCTGAGCGGCGCGACGATCAACGTATCTGACCTGAATGTCGTGGGTGATGGTGATGCATGGCAATTGCTCTGCAAGGCATCGTCCGAAAACGAGGGCTGGATGAAGTCGACCAAGGCGATGCCCGTACCCGGTGTGGGTTGCCTGGTCCAGATCACCACTCAGCAGCGAAACTTCGACGGCACATATGCGGTCGCCGAGGCCCTGACGATGGTTCACGGCGCCAGCATCGCCCCAGACAAAAACGGCGGACGTCGCCTTGTATTCGGTGTGCCTAGCAAATGACCGACGAAACCAAAACTCCGGAAGGTGAGGGCACGACACCAAGCGCAGTCGAAGCGGCCGCAGCCGCAGCGGCAGAAGGCGGTGCTCTCGCATCGATCGACCCGAATGCCCCCCCTGAAGGCGAGGAAGATGGCGGCAACGAGTTCGACGTCTCCACGCTTGGCGAGCAGTTCGTCACCGACGGCAAGCCCAATATGCAAGCCATCGCCGACGCGCTCGGCAAGGTCGCGGCCGATGTTCCAGCCGAAGACGGAGAATACGATCTCTCCTTCGGTGAAGACTTCGACCTGAAGGGCGAAGATGGCGAGGTCGTGAAGGTTGATCCAGCCGATCCGATCGTCGCTGACATGACGGCCTGGGCACGCGCCAACAATGTCGGTCAGGAAGCCGTATCCGGCCTGATGGGCATCTATGGCAAGATCATCAAGCAGTCCTATGACGTGAATTCGGAGGCCGTGGTCGAGCGCCAGACTGCCGAGTGGAAAAAGCTCGCCGATGACGGTGACGTCGATAAGGCCAAAGAGCGCGCGAACAAAGCTGCCAGCGGCCTATTCCAAGCGCTCGGCAAAGAGAAGTCGGCCCAATCTATGGCCTTCATCAACGCCATGAATTCGGCCCCCCTGGTCGAGTTCGCAGAAGCAATCCTTGAGCGCCTTGGCGACGAGGGCTCAGCATCGCCAACCAATGAGACCAACGGGGACGGGCGCAAGTCCGATGCATCGGTCTTTTTCGATAACCCAACGTCTAGACCTGGAGCTAAAGCCTGATGGACGCCACCCGCAACCCGACTCTCGCCGATCTTGCCAAACGGATGGATTCTAATGGCAAGCCAGCCCGCATCATTGAAATCCTGAGCACGCAGGAAGGCATTCTCGAAGACCTCGCCTTCATTGAATGTAACAACGACAAGAAGCACGTCACCACGCTGCGCACCAGCCTGCCGACGCCACAGGCTCGCCTGTTCAACCGGGGCACTGCAGCCACCAAGTCGGATGTCGGCACAATCGAAGAATCCTGCATCATGCTGGAAGATTGGGCTCAAGCCGACGCTGACCTGGTGGACAAGAATGGCGAGGGCTATCGGATGAGCGAACATGTCGCTCATATCGAAGGCTTCAACCAAGAGGTTGCGCGCCAGTGTTTCTATGGAAACTCCAACGTGAATCCGCTGGAAGAATTCATGGGCTTCGCTCCGCGCTACAACACCACGGCCGACGAACTTGAAGATTACGTCATCAAGGGTGGCGGCTCCGGCTCGAACAACACCTCGATCTGGCTGGTTGGCCACGGCGAGAATGCTGTTCACGGCATTTACCCCAAGGGTTCCGAAGCCGGGCTCAGTCACAGGGATCTCGGGCGTCGCGTCAAGACCTACACAGACAGTGGTGTCGAGCGAAATCTTGAAGTGGTCGAAGACAAATACGCCTGGGATATCGGACTTGTTGTCCGCGACTACCGCTTCATCGTCCGTATTTGCAACATCGATGTGAATGCATTGAATGCCGATCCAACCTCTGGCGGCGCTGACCTGTACGAACTGGTCGCCAGGGCACAAGAACGCATCCCCGGCGGTGCTGCGCGCCTGGCCTTTTACGGGAACCGTAAGGTCCGGGAGGCAATGCGCCTCCAGGCCCAGAACAAGAAGAATGTGAATATCTCGCCAAGCGAGGTCACGGGCAAACCGGTTCTTTCGGTCGACGGAATTCCGTTCCGGGTCTGCGACACGATCGTCAACAACGAAGCCACGATTTCGTAAGGCTGAAAGGAAACTGACATGATTGGAGACGCGCTCCTAACAGTGTTCGATGGCGAAGATGCTACCGCGGCACAAACCCTGACGTCCACGGACATCGGCCTGCCAACTGGCTTCGGTGTTCAGGGCGGCGAGCACATGGATCTCATGTTCTCGGCCGACTCTGTTCTGACCGGCGCAACGAAGGTGGATATTCGGTGGGAAACCTCCGATGCCTCCAACTTCTCGACTGTTGATACGGTTGCCCGCCAGTCCGAAGATGGCGCAGAATATCGCTCCGGAGATCTTGTTCCGCTGTTCCTGCGACCGAACCGTCGGGTCAAGCAGTACAACCGGATTGTCATCGACTTCGGTGCCATCCCTTCTGCCGGCACCGTCACGGTGGCCTTTGTCAAAGGCGCCGAACACCGCACCAACTTCCCGAAAGGGTACTCGCACTAGCCTGCACGGGGCGAGCGCATGGGGAAGGGCCTGGCCATTGTGTCAGGCCCTTTTTTGTTGGTGCGTAGTTTGGGCTGCACCTCCGCCGATAGTCTCGTCGTATCAACCAGGGAGCCCTAACCATGTCCGACACAGATGTCGAAATCCACTCAGACGATGAAATCGTCGATGTTGTCCTTCGCAGTCCCTTCGTTACGAAAGACGCGCGATATCTCAAGACCAACACGAAACTGCGTGTGACGCGCCGGCAGATGAACGAGTGCACCGCCATGAAGCTCGATCAGCCTGAGCTGAAGCCGGAGCCGATCGACCTGACCAAGACGGACCGCATCGATATCGTCTCGGTGCCAACGCTAGCGCCACAGTCCCGCCCTGAGCCTGTCAGCCTTGTCGATTCGAAGAAGACCCCCAAGCTGACGGGCCACGGCAGCGGCAAGGTCGCGCCAGCCACGGTCGAAGAGGTGGTCGCCGCCGCCAAAGCGATCGATCTCGAAACCATTCCGGACCAACTGACCGCGAAAGGCTACATCAAGCAAGCCTATCTGGAAACGGTGACGGGCAAGACCATCGATCAGAAGGTCTACTTTGCCTACATGAACCAGGCCAAAAGCGACTGATCTCTTCCTCCCGTTAGTCATTCTGGCCTGAGAGCCCCCCGCGTGAGGCGATACATGTGGGGGGCTCACTCTGTTGGGTGCGTCGCTCTGCACCCCCGCATGAAGGCATCTTGGCCTCATGACAACATACGCCGCCCCCGTAAATGTGAAGAACTCGATGCTTCTGTCGCTTGGTGCGAAGCCTCTGACGCCCGGGGTGAACACCTCGAAAGAGGCCGCAATCCTCGACCAGATTTACGAGCCGATGGTGAAGGCCGCGCTCACCCGCCATGCATGGACATGGGGTGTGAAGTCCCAATCCGTCCAGTCGTCCGGGCAGGCAGACAATGGAAATTACCTGTATCCCGTTCCATCCGCGTTTCTGAACGTTCGGTGGGTGCGCTGCGGCGGTTCAGATGTGCAGGTGGAATACCTCGAGGATGGCGAGATTGCGCTGCCGTTCAGCGGCACGATCGAGGTGCACGGAAACTGGCGTGTCCCAGAGGCACGCTGGCCAGCCGACTTTGCCGAAGCCATCGTGAAGAAGGGGTATGCGGCCCTGATCCGATCGCTGATGAACGACTTCACCGAAGCTGGCCGCGCCGAGCAAGAGGCGGAAATGATGCTGCGTAGTTCCATCGCGCGTGACAAGCGGCAGATCCGCGGCCGGGACATCAACCAAAACCCAATTCTTGTGCGGGCATGGAGAGGACGGCGACGCAATGGCTCGAAGACGGTCCTACCGGAATAGTTTTACGGCAGGCGAGGTCGGCCCTGAATTTCTTCAGCGAACCGAAGATGAGCTTCTGAACGAAGCGGCCAGTCGCCTACTCAACACACTCATCAGCAATGGCGGCGGCGCCCATCGGAGACCGGCAAGCCGTCCTGTTGCATCCACGTCTGGCACGAAGCGCCAACTCGAGGTCTTTGACCTGGACGATTCCGATTATCGCCGGATCGTCTTCTCTGCCGGCAAGGTGGAGATCTTCGACGCGAGCTCATTGCTGCAAACCCTGAGCGGTCCGTGGGTGGAAGCCGATATTGAGAAGATCACGGTCGCCAATGGCGATGACAAGTTCTTCATCTTCGGCGATTTCGAGACGCAGGAGCTCGCATATTCTGCCGGCGTATTCTCGATCGGCGCGATCACGTTTGATGACGGCATCGGAAGCGCCGTTCGCCAGCCTTATTGGCGGTATGCAGCCAAGGGAGTGACGCTGCAGCCATCGGCCACCACCGGCTCGATCACACTTGTTGCGTCAGAGAATGTTTTCGTTTCAGGCCATGTCGGTACGAGGTTCCGGTATCTCAACAACGAGATCGAGATCGACACAGTTGTAGACGGCAAAAACGCGACGGGGACGGTCATCACGACGCTGTACCCGACGATCACCCTGACGGTGAACAGCACCGCCCCCTTCAAGGTTGGGCATATCGTACTCGGCGACACGACCAGCATCGAAGGCCAGGTGGCCGCGGTTGGCTCAGGCACGATCGATGTGACCCTTCGCGCCGGCTATACGTCCTTCGATTCGTCAGAAGACATTTCCTCACCAGAGGGCACGGCGACAATCACGGCCGTCGGATCAACATCGCCCGCTTCAACGACGATCTGGGACGAGCAGATGATCAGTGCGGTGCGCGGATACCCCAGCACGGGCGCGCTGCACCGCAACCGCCTGATCATGGGCGGGTTCCCGGGCGCGCGTAACGCTGTCGCCGCTTCTGCGGTTGGGTTCCTCACGGACTTTGATGTCGGCACCGGGGATGACAACGACGCCTTCATTGAGGCCCTGGGTGATGATCCGAATGCAGCGATCCGCCATATCATCGGCGCCGAGCAGCTTATCCTCCTGACTGACCGGAGTTGCTACTACGTGCCGGAAAGTGAGCAGGCACCGCTGTCTCCGAGCCGCGTGCAATTCCTGCGGATCTCACCTGATGGCTCCAAGACCGTGCGGCCGGTGCTGACGCCAGAGGGTGTCGTGTTCACTGACAATGCGAACCGCCTGTTGATCATTGGGGCGACCGGAAGCGTCCGGGCTTCATGGTCTGTCTCCGAACTGTCGCTGCTGGCAAGACACCGGATCACTGATCCGGTTCAGCTTGTCTATGTCGACGGGCTTGGCGCGAGGTCCGAGCGATACCTGATCATCCGGAATTCGGACGGATCTGTGGTGGTCATGAATTACCGTCGCGGCGCGGACCAGATGGGCGCAACCCCCTGGGAGCCAGCGCCGGGGACTGAATGGCAATCCTTCGCCGCGTGGAAGACCGAACTGTTCTGCGTCCAGGATGGCTTTCTCTGCGACGTGGATATGGACGCGATCATGGATGTGCAGTGTGACTACTCGGCATCCTGCCCACTGCTGGCCGGCCGGAGCGTGTACGTCATGCGAGGGCAGCATGTGTGGCAAGGCCCTCTGATCGTGGACGGATCAGGCAACGTTCCGGGGATTGACCCGGCTGAGGGACTGGCGATTGGGAGTGACTTCGAGGTGGAGATCACGCCTGCGCCGCCGGTTCACAAACATATCGGGCAAGAGCGCCGACGCATTACGCGCGTGATGGTCGATGTTCTGGATACGGGCATGTTCCGCGTTGATGGTGAATTGCGCGTGGGTGGGGACGGGGCGACCGACATGGGCGCGGAACCACCCCTCATGACCGGTGGTCTCGAGCCCTTTTACATCTGGGGATATGATTTCAATCACATCCCCTCGATCACGCAATCCGTCGGGGAGGGCGCGCCGCTCTTCCTGAGATCCCAGACACTTGAGGTGAGTTACTGATGGCCGATCCGTTTACATGGACAATGATTGCGGCTGGCGCTGGTGCGGCGGGGTCTCTGGCGGGCGGCTTCATGGAAGCGAAGGGACTCGATGCGCAGGCCAACGCTGCCGATTACAAGGCCCGGAACCTGGCGTTGCAGGCAAATCAGACCAAGGCCACGCGCGCGGTCGAACTGAACGATACGATGGCCACGATCGATGCGATCCGAGGCTCACGGAACGTCTCTCTGGACAGCCCGACCGCAATGGTGATCGAGCGCGCCCGGAAGCAGAAGAGCGATGACGTCACCAATGCCGAAGTCCTTGGCATTCGGCAGGGCATCACCGAAGCGAACTATGAAGCGAAGAATGCCCGTAGCGGCAAGAAGTGGGCGCTCGCCAGTGGAGTGCTCGGCGCCACCGGGTCGCTCGCGCAAGGCTTCGCACAAGGAGGCGGATAATGCCAGACGGCTTGCCAGACATCAGTGGAAACGCTCTCACGCCGGCCGGAACCATCCGGTCGGCGGGTCAGCATGAGGCCCGGGTTGCATCGGTATTCGACCGGGTGGCCAACGTCGCCAACCAGATTGCGGTCCTGACCGGGCAGGCTGACGCGAAAAAGGGTGAAAAGGAAGCCCTGCGCGACTTCAACGAGCGCGCGCAGTTCGCGGACGATATTGGCGCTCCCGGCCTTGGCAATTTCACCAAGCGCGAACGGGCGCTCGGTCTTCAGACGGCTGGGGACCGGGCATACAATAACATGCTCGAGACCCTTTACCTGCAGCGCACCAAGGGATCGATCGAACAGGAGGCCGCGCGCCTTCGTGCTGATCCGAACACGTTTGGCAATGTCGAGCAGTTCGACGTCCAGATGGAGGAAGTGAAGAAGAGCATCGGCGGCAATACAGATCCGGACTTCGCCGATGAAGTCTTCTTCATGATGGACACCGTGCAGCAGGACGTTCGCGGCAAGGTCGCGGCCGATCGTCAGGCGGCAGACATGAAGGAAGCCCGCGAGGCGATGGATGCCACGATCCAGGGCATGTCCGACGATCTCGATGCAATCCTGCGCAGCCGGGGGCA